GCACGGATCCCGCTCACCGAAGAGCAGGTTCCGAAGCGTTATGGTGAGCGCGTGATGATCCGCTTCCTCCCGGTGCTCATTGAGATTGGCAAGGGCATACAGCACCGCCACCACAATGATCGGACTGTCTGTATCATCGAGACTGTCCTTCCGGAGCACGGAGGCGACAAGGCTCTCGGCGGCACCCAGTTCCTGCTGAATGACATCGTCCTCATCGGCTGCGTCCACGCGCAGATATTTCTTTGCTTCTTCAAGCGATATCATCACTGCCTCCCATCGAAAGGAAGCCCAGAGCTTTGACACCCTGAGCTCCCGACACTACTTTGTTACAGTTGCAGATCAGGCAGATGCTCCTGCCTTCATGATCTGCACGGCTTCCGGCAGAACCAGAAGACCGTCGACACGCTCCTTGGCAACATAGCCGATCATGCCGTTGCCAGCAAAGAGCTCACGGAGCTCCTGCATGGAACGGGTGCCGCGATCACCGATGTTGTAGTAGGAGAAATCACCGAATGCCATCACAGGCTTCCCGGCGGCAAGCTCCGGTGCGTAGGCGCTGGTGTGGACAGAGTAGCCAAGAAGTCTGTCCGGCTCACCTGCCTGATAGGACGGCTGCCAGATGTAGGATCCGTTGTTGTCCTTCAGCTTCCGAAGTGCCGCAAGGGTCTGGTCGTTCATGATGAACGATGCCTTCTTACGGTACGGACGCTTCAGGGCATACACGAGATCCAGCACATCATCAGTGCCGAGCTTGGTGCCGGTCAGGGTCTTTGCAACAGTGCCGCCATTGGTGGCATCGAAGATACCAGTCGGCTTGCCTTTGCCATCGCCGTTCAGGAACGCATCCTCCTCGGCATTGGCAATTGCGATACCGAACTGGGTGGTGATGTAGCTTGCGAGATCGAACATAGAGTCGTAGAGCAGCTCCTCCGTCACCTTCACGGCCACATGCAGCTTGTGGGCATCGAGGATCTTCTGGCCGAACTTCGCGTCGGTGAACTGCAGTGCTCCGCCCTCCTCGATCCACGCAGCAGTCGGCTTGGCACCGGCGATATTGATCTTGTGCTCGCCGGAAGTCGTGATCTGCGTTGCCAGCCCTCTCATGATGTTCTCTTCATTCAGAACATCAATCAGGCGGCTGTCCCACTCCTCCGGAACAAGATACCCGCCATCGGCATCCACGCCTTCCTGCAGGATATCGGATACCTGATGGAAGTTCGTGCGCATGGCGGTCAGCATATCCTTGGCATACTGATCGGAAGCACGGCCCTGCTTCTTCGGCTTCTCTCCAGTGCGAGACGGCATACTGGAAAGCGGAGAAGAAGTCGGCTGATTCAGCTGCGCTTCAATTGCGGCCTGACGGTTCAGGCGATCGATCTCCTTGGTGAGATCCGTGATCTCCTTCTCCATGCGGTCATAAGTTTCTCCGTCTGCGGCAGAGAGAATACCGTTTTCTCCCCTGTGAGCATCAAGGAAGGACTTCGCTGCCTCCCATGCCTTTGCTCTCTTTGCAATCAATTCCTGTACGTTCATATGTGTTTTCCTCCTCACATCATCGTGTGCAGCAGATTGAGACGATCCATCAGCGCATCGACGCTCCGTCCCTCTGCGATATCAATCACCGGTTTCTCCGGTGCCGTGTTTACTGTCTTGTAATGGTTCTTCACCTTATTGGTGAAAGCAGCCGCCATCTGACGACTGGAATACATGAAGCCTGTGCGAATCCGATCCTCATCCTTTTTCTTGGGATCATCCGGTTCCTTTTCCGGCTGGTCCTCCTCAGAGTCTGGATCGGACTTTTTCTTCTCCGGATCATCCTCATCAGGATCGTCCTGCTCCGGCACCTTCTTTTCCGGCTCTTCCTCATGGTAGAGATCCGGGCGCTCCATCACGCGGTCTGCAAAGCCGAGCTCCACAGCCTTGTTTGCGTCCATCCATGTCTCATCATCCATGAGCTTGGAGAGCTTGTTCTTCGAGAGGCCCGTCTTCTTCACGTAGGCATTCAGGATAGAATCCTTCACGGAATCCAGCATCGAGATTGCCTGTGCGAGATCGTCCTTGTCTCCCATCGCTGCTGTTGCCGGATTATGAATCATCAGCATCGACACGGGAGATACGAGAACCTCGTCTCCTGCCATCGCGATGACCGATGCTGCGCTGGCGGCAAGACCGTCGATCTTCACCGTCACCTTGCCGGTGTAAGAGAGAAGCATGTTGTAGATCTGCGCCGCTGCCCAGACATCCCCGCCCGGGCTATTGATCCAGACCGTAATCGGTCCCTTGCCGGAATCGAGATCGGATTTGAAAAGAGCCGGAGTGACATCGTCGTCAAACCAGCTCTCCGAAGCGATCGTGCCGTTCAGGAACAAGGTCCGTTCTGCAAGATCCGGATCCTCACCTGCCGGGGTCTTGTTACGGACCCATTTCCAAAATCTGTTCATCTCATCCTCCTTCCCCTTCTATGGGGTTTTTCATTCTGCGTTTCTTCTTGCGATTCCTGTTCCGACTCCTGATCAGGCTCCTCCTGCTCTGGCTCTGATTTCTGCTCCGAAGACGAACCATTCTGATAGGCCGCGCCTGCCATGCGAAGGGGACTCATGCTTCCATTTACCAGAAACATGTTCCCACCCTCAGAGTCAGGAACCAGATCCATGTTCTCAAGGCGTCGCACGTCGTTCACGCACAGGAAGCCGTTACTGATACCGGTCGCATAGCCTTGCATGCGGGATGCGTAGTTGCCGCGAAGCAGCCCATCCACATTGAACCTTGCGTAATAGATCTTCTTCTCCTCCGGGGTGAGAAGCGACCGGGAGATTGCGGACTCGATTCTTGTGAGCCACGGCTGTAGACTGTAGGTCACGAATTCCAGTGACTGCTCCTCAATGTTACTGAAGGTCGCGTGCTCGAGGTCTCCAATCATATGAGGAGGCACCCGGAAGATCCGGGCGATCTCATCGATCTGGAACTTTCTCGTATCCAGAAACTGTGCCTCCTGCGGGTTGATGGAGATTGGCGAATACTTCATCCCTTCTTCGAGAACGGCTACCTTCCCGGCATTCTGGCTGCCACCGAAGGCCGCCTGCCAGCTGTCCCGGACCTTCTCCGGATCCTTCAGGATGCCCGGATGCTCGAGGACACCGGATGGTGCGGCACCATTCTCAAAGAACTTACTACCGTATTCCTCACAGGCCATCGAGAGTCCGATGCTGTTTTTCGCCATCGCGATCGGGCTGTATCCGACAAGGCCGTCAAAACCAAGTCCCGGGATCTGCATCACCTCGTGAGGAGTGAGCTTTACGATCGTCTCTTTCATAGTCGGCGCATCGGATCCCTTGGACCAGAGATACTGGTAGTAGATGTGTCCGTTCTCATCCCGGTCCACCGTCATGCGGTTTGGCATCAGAGGATACAGTGCTGTGACTTCACCCTTGCCGTTCCGGATCACTTGGACGTATGCGTTCCCCCACAGTAATAGATGAGTCATGAGCGTCTCCCAGAACGAGTAGGCTGTCATCTCTTCATTCGGTTCACTATGGAGCAAGAAGTACAGTGGGTGGTCTGTCGCCTTCACCTTGCTGCCATCCTCTTCCTTGTAGAGGTGAAGCGGCAGGCTTGCCACGGCCTCGGCAAGCACCCGGACGCAGGCATACACAGCGGTCACCTGCATGGAGCTTCGCTCTGTCACGGTCTTCCCCGCAGAAGTGTGCCCGTAGTAAGCCCGGTACACGCTCCCGGATGTCATGTCCTGCGGATCCGCTCTCGCCTTCCTTCTATGGAATAAATCCTTAAATCCCATCGATACTTCCTCCATCAAAATGTGATCAGCCCCCGGCTGTCGTAAACACTCTCTGCATGTTCCTGCCGGATGCAGCGATCCAACGCCATGATCGCAGCAACAATGCCGTCGATCTTCTCCGGTGATTTTGCTTTCGTCGGTTTGATGTTGTCCGCCGCATCCCGGTCCACCACGACGTTTAATGCCATCCAGCGGAGCACCGGGTTGCCACCATGAATGATCTTCCCTTCCATCATGAGTTTGTAGAACTCCTTCGTTGGCGGGCTCATGTCCTTAAACCCCTGCCCGAAGGGAATCATCGTCATCCCATCGTCCTGCAGGTTAATGATGAGCTGGGTCGCATTCCAGCGGTCGACTGCGATCTCCTTGATGTTGTAGATCTTGTAGAGGTCGAGGATGAACTTCTCGATAAAGTTGTAGTCGATCACATTTCCTTCGGTCGCTTTCATGTATCCCTGTTTTACCCACACGTCATACGGAACCGATGCGCGCCTTACTCTAAGCGGAATCGTATCTTCCGGCACCCAGAAAAACGGCAGGCAGATGTATTTCTCATCATCTGTACGCGGTGGAAACATCAGAACCAGCGCTGTGATATCTCCGGTGCTCGAAAGGTCGAGACCGCCATAACACTCCCGGCCACGAAGGCTGGCGAGATCAATCGGTTCATTTCCCTGATCGAAGACCTGCTCCGGAATGAAGGCCGTCGTACTGGATACCCACATGTTGAGTCGGAGCTGCTTGAACACCGCTTCCTCTGCAGGATTCTCCAGCGCCTCATGGTAGTGCTCCCGGACACGCTCGATATCGATTGTCTGTCCAAGGCTCGGATTCGCTTTGTACCAGTTCTTCTCATCATGCCAGTCTTCATCGTCTTCCAGTCCATAGACGACCGGATAGAAGGTATGATCCACACGCTGCCCGGAAAGGATATCCTTTGCCTTCTGGTGCAGCTCATAGCAGATCGAGTTCTTATCGGTTCCCGCAGTTGTAATCAGGAAGAACAGTGGTTGCTCTCGGGCATCGCCAGACCCTTGTGTGAGTACATCGAAGAGTCTTCTAGTGGGTTGCGCGTGAACCTCATCGAACACAAGCCCGGATACATTCAAGCCGTGTTTCGTTCCTACCTCTGCCGAAAGCACCTGGTAGAATC